TAACTACAGATAGAGTCACTCTTATTTATGAATTGCCACTAGCAGAAGTTGTTACGGATTTCTTTGATCAGATGAAGAGTAGAACTAAGGGATATGCTTCCATGGAGTATAATTTAATTGATTAAGAAGACGGAGCATAATTAAGTAGAAGCAATTCTTTACGGTGTTGCTGGTCACTCATATAATCACCAACAGAACGCATAGTGTAGGTAAGATCAAACTCAGCAGCGTTCCAATCTTTAAATCGATCCCTAACTAACTGACTGCTATTATATGATATTAACATAGGAGAAGTGTAATCATCACATTTAGCAGCAAACTCATCATGATCAAATCGTTTATGCATCTCACCTTTATTACCATATAAATTTTGTTTAATATCATATGGAGGATCTAGGTACATAAAAATACCTTTCCTATCCCAATCACTTGTAAAGAGTCTTTCGTAAGAATGACTAGTGATTATCCAATTCTCAATGAGCTTACCATAGTCGCCAAGTTTTTCAATTCCTCGAAAGGAGAAGTTGGATTCTGACGCTTGTGGACTGAATGATGAAGACTCAGTAAGACCACTAAAGGAACACTTGTTGACAATATAAAAATCAGCCGCCCTATCGAAATCTGATCTAGTTTCATCATTAACATCCTCCTTTGCTTTTAAAAATAATTCCTTAGCTGAATCCCTATCAGGATTCATATTCTTAATAGACCACAACTTATCCTGTAATGCTTGACCATCATGTTGAAGTTCTTTCCAAAAATTATATAATGGTTGATAAAGATCATTAACCCATATAGTTAAGTGAGGATACATCTTAGTGACATACAATGCCACAGATCCACCACCCACAAATGGTTCTCTATATTCTTTATAATTTTTAAGATCTGGAAAATGTTGTGCTAGTTTAGTACAGGCACGAGATTTTCCACCAGGATAACGAAGAGGAGTCTTTAAAGCTTTCATTTGAATTCACACTCAACCATAATTTCTGTGAGACAAGCAAGAAGATTTATTTCTTGGTCGGCCACAAAAGCGATCTGATACTGATACTTAGCAATAATGAGAACAGCAGCAGCAATGCTAGGACCTTCAAGGGATGAAGAAAGACCATCATAAAGACGGCGAAGCAATACAGCAGGATCATTGTCCAGATTATCATTGACCCACTTACGGACTCCAGAAAAATCTTTCTTACTGAGCGTTTTAATGAGGTCATCAACTTTGACATCTGAAAACTCTGCTAAGATAGCACTATCTATTTTACCACCAACAGAATATCTTTGCAATTCATTCAACACTCTCCTCCAATCAGGAAAATGTTTATTAATTAATTGAAGAAGAACTCTTTTATCTGCTTCACAGTTTTCTTTACTAAGGATAGAAAGGATACGCTCGAAGAACGCAACCTGTATCTCTGCCTTCTCCTTACCTTTGATCGAGAACTCAACCACAGAACACCTGGAGTGTAATGGTTGTATAATTTTATTCTTGTAGTTACAGGTAAAGATGAACCTACAGTTTTTATGGAATGCCTCAATGTTACTCCTCAACAACAACTGTACATCATGTGTTGTGTTGTCTGCCTCATCAATAATAATAACTTTATGATTCGAGGATGGCAACAACGACATAGTAGAAGCAAAGTTCTTAGCTTGTCCTCTTACCGTATCAAGAAACCTACCTTCATCAGATCCATTAATTAAAATGTAATCACAACCCAACTCTTCGCAGAGTGCTTTAGCTACTGTAGTCTTACCTACACCTGCTGGTCCTGTTAAGAGAAGATTAGGAATCTCGCCTTTATTTAGGAACTCCCTAAAGGTTTCCTTAATATTCTCAGGAAGAATACATTCATCAATTGTCTTGGGTCGATACTTCTCAACCCATAGAAAGTCACGCTTCATAATTAATCACAGATGACGCTGGTATTATCCGTGGGGATGGCTTATTGTCACCCCAATGACGAATTACACCAGCAGTAATAAAACAGTTAGTAACAAGATAAGTAAGAAGGATAACACTCCTAGTAATGCATACCGCATTATCATATCTTGAAGTCTTAGTATCCTCAAAACTTCCCAAGGCATACTTCCATACTCTCCAAAATCTACTCATAAGTTGAATCAGGTTCTAAAGCTATAAAGTAATCAAGATTATAATTGCTATTGGTAAACTTTGCAAGGTTCTTCTTAGAGATCTGAACATCATAAGAACCAGGAATCAACTTAATATTCTCAATCTTAAAGTTAAACTCAAAGGTTTGTTCTGTCTTACCAACCACAAGAGTATACTCATTAGAGTTATCATTCTTACGATCAGATACTACTAGAGTAACTTCCTCACCATTACCAACTGCAGATAAATCTGGTAGCTGATATACAGAAGATGCCTTCAAGAGTTTTCCAAGTTGAATACTATCCAATTGAAAAGTAACATCACTTGAAGGAAGTTTCATTTGCTTCTCAGGTGGGATAACTATACAATCAGGATCTGCGAAAGCAAACTTAACCTTAGTATTCTTACCTTCACGAATAATCATGTAGGTTTCATTCTTAAGATCCAGATCAGGATCTCTCATAAGATTAACTCCATTCAAGAACTGAGGTAGATCATAGATCCCAAAGTCTCTCTCAAAATTCTCATCAACCTCTGCCTCTGCAAGAATGTTCTTCATCACAGAAATGGTGCGAAGTTTAGAACCCTTCTTAACTAGAATGGATTGATTGATTGAAGAGAAATTCTCCAATAGGTTAATTGTTTTTTCAGAAAGTTTCATATCCATTAGTAGAGTCCTTGTCTAATCCTTCAAAGTGGTATAATAATACAGCATAGTGTATTATCTTCTGAATGTCAAGCCTAGTAGTGCCTTTCTTATCATAGCGTGAAGCATATTTAAGAATGTTACTACGACAGAATGCAGATGCATCTCCTACTGCCTCAATAAGATCTAAGGTCTGTACCTTATCATTATATGAGTAGTGAGAACTATATGTTCTGCCAATATAATCCTTGATTTTCTCTAGGATTTTTTCTTCATTATACTTATAATGGACTGGCGGTTTTTCGATTTCCGCTTTCGGGTAGTTCGATGTGTCAATCGAGATTTCGACATTGGACATGTCGAACTCAGCCCACTTTGAGTCAGACTCTGTACTAAGTCCGACCACATAGTCTTTTTCATTTTCTGCTCCCATAACTGGAAATACCTCGTCTAGTGTTCCGTTGATTGTGTGATAGAGTAAGCTCCATGAATTAGTCATTAAGAATAATTTTCATAGGTCTTGAATTGATCGTAAGCAGCACGGAAATCATCACGATCTTCTATAGATGCAACCTGTGCTGGTTGTGTAGCTGTGCCACGAAAAATCATAACACCTACTGGTCCTTGTTCATCATCCATTGAAAGGTAGTCAATGGTTGGGGATAGCATAACGCCTTGAGGTCTACTCATAATAATTTGTTTTCAATGAATCTATTATACAAATAAAAAGGGTGCTGAAAACACCCTAGTGGACACTTTATAAACTGACACGAAGATGGTTGTGTGAATCAATCTGATTTATATTACCATCTGGAAATACATTACCTGCAATAGAATACCTATCATAGTCATCATCATGAGGTTCCACTGAATGTGGTATATAACTTGGAAAGAATAACACAGAACCTACAGGGACATTAACACCTGGTTTAAACCTAGCTACAGATCCTATACCACCCCCTAAATGCATTGGAGGACATTCCTTATCTTGATCATAAAATACCGTTGCTGCACCCTCTGTCAGATAGTGAATAAAACTTAGATAAAAAAATGTATGATGATGCCTAGCATTGTATACACCCTTACCAGTTTTAGTTGCCCACATAGAAGCAATTGATAACTTGTCACAATGAAGTTTTTCTTTTACTCTATGATCCTCTAATTCTTTATGTAAATAATCTGAATAGAAATCTAATTCGGGTATCTTATGAAGATTAGAATCTGTTGTATAAGGATGATCTCCTTCACCTCCAAACTTTAAAGAAGTAATAACCTCTAATAGTTTCTCATTAATATCTTTGGGTACATCTATACCATGAATGATAGTAGGGAAGATAGGTATTTCAAACATCATTCACCTGAATTTTTTGCAGCATAAGAGAACCCTGCTTTCTTAGTAAATTCAACAACAGTAGAAAACTTATCTAACATATCTGCCTTATGTGATATCACAAATACATTAGCATCCTTAACAACATACTTTATAATTTTAATAAAGTCATCATTACCAACACCATCTAAAGATGAATCAAATACTTCATCCATAATTAATAGATTAGTATTAGCAGAATTTTTAAACCTAGCTACTTCTCTCCATGTAAAAAGAAGTGCTAGGTCAATTCTCATCTTCTCTCCTTCAGAGAAAGATGAATAGGAAAACTTGTCGTGTATTGGATTCTGTATTGTCTCGCTAAATTCTTCGTTCAGATGAAAGTTGATATAGAAATCCATCATCTGTAGATAACGATTAACTTGCTCGTTAATTAAGGGTAGATACTTCTTAATGATTCTACTTTTAACACCACCGTCTATCAATAGAGACTGTGCAAAGTCGTTGTAAGATATCTCTTCTTTAATTGTTACAAGTTGATCGAATGTACTACCAAGTTCTCCTTTAAACTTTTCTAACTCCTCATGTTCAGTATTTCTGTTCTGTAGCTTGTTGGCAAGAGTTTGAATCTCTTGTTGTAGATCTCCTGTCTGCTGTTGAAATCCAGAAATTCTAGTATTGTTTTGAGAAATGTCATAAGTTAAGGTTGTAATCTCCTTGGTGAGTGTGGTGAAGTGACGCTCTCTATCGGTTTCTTCGTTTATCGACTCCTCAAGCTTTTGATAGCCATCTCTGAGTTCCTTTGCTTTATTTTGAGCGTCTTCAATTCTATTTACACGAAACGATTCTTCTATATTCTGGCTGCAAGTTGGGCATACCGTATTGTCTGTGAAAAACTTATGTTCTTTTGTAATCCTTGATACTTTATTAGATATCTTTTGTTTTAAAGACCCTAGTTTTTGCAAGCGTTCTGGAGAATCTGACACAGTTTTTAATTGTGTTTGAACGCTGTCTAAATTATTGTTTAAGGATTCATTTTTCTTTAACAATTTATCAATATCTAAAGCAATCATATTAACTTTTTTTTCTTTTTCTACAATATCTTTTTTACCTCTATTTTCTAACTCCTCTATAAATTCTTCTTGCATTTTAACCTTATCATTTAAATTATCTTTCTTCAATTCTAATGTTCTTACAGTCTCTTTATTTTCTCTTAGCTTCTCTTTAACAATATTATTCATTGCTGAGAAAACTTTAATGTCAAGTAGGTCTTCTATAACTTCTCTACGATTAGGACCATTCAATTGCATGAATGGTACGAAGTTACTACTACCAAGTATTACGATCTGAGTAAATGATTTAAAATTTAATTTCAGAATCTGCTCTTCAAGAATCTTTTGATTGATTCTATCGTCAGCTTCTTTATTCCGCATCTCACCATCAATCTCTATATCAAACATATTAGGTTTGATACCACGGCGAACAAGATATTTTTTAGATCCAATAGAAAATTCTATTTCTACAATAGTTCCTTTCTCATTAGATGTATTAACCAACTGTGATTTTGTGATCTTACGATATGGTTTATTAAATAGCACAAAACACAGTGCATCTAACACTGTGGATTTACCAGCACCATTGGATCCCACTATCAAAGTAGTCCCAGTAGCATTTAATTCCATTTCTGTCCATCGATCTCCAGTAGACAGAAAGTTTTTCCATCTAATTTTTTTGAACAGAATCATCTTGCTTTGGTGGGATCACGAAATCTTTAGAAGTTATCACTGCGTACTTATAATTATACATGCTACACGCTTTTATTGCAACCTCCTCATCCACTTCTATAACCTCCATACCAACATCCTCATTATCTTCTAGTTGCATACAGTATCGATTAGCATCATCCTCTTCTTCAAATAAAAGCAATACTTTCTCATTAGCTATATCTTTAACCGCATAAGCACCTTCTCGCCTACCCTCTTCAGTAAGCAACCACATTATTCCACCTCGCAAGCAGTACTATAAAGTCCTCC